GTCCCGGCGCTCTTAGCAATTTACTTAGGCTGTTGCCCCGGTGATTGCACCTTGGCGGGCGCGGTTGCTACATGTCAACTGACCGAATGCCAGAATCAATGCATACCGAGCGTCTACGCCAGCAACAGTTCCCTTTTGGAACTCTGTGGTTTCAAACCAACGACCTGTCATGCCCGTCAACTTGAGGTACTTGCTGTTGAGGAAGTTCATGTTCGTTGCAGTGCAAGAAACATCAAACACAACTGGAGTCTGCTTGAACATCAAGTTCGTAAAGCCCAAGTTTGCCTTGGCGGTGTCCTGATAACGGACATTCGGTGTGAGCAGTGACTCGTACCTCTCAAATAGAACCTGAGTTGTGACGATTAGGTCTGGGTGGTCGTTACCACGGCTTGCCGTGTTGTATGCGGTTGCCATGGCTACCTGTGTCAACTGCCCGCCAAGAGCATCCACATATGGGTCCCACCAAGCATTACCTGCACCGCCAGCGTCAATTCCGCCGACTGTGTTGCCCGCAGTAGCGACGATGTTGCCGAGACCGTTGAAGTCTTTGCCACCGTTGCCTGTGCCGTTACCGTACAGCATGGTGTTCAGTTCTTCTTTGACTGACTCTTCTGCCTGCATGATTTTGGCGTTGAGCAACTTGATGACTTGCTCTGTCCCACGGTTCTTTGCCTCTTCAATGCCAGAAATGGCAATTGATGCAGCCATTTGCTTCCATTGGTACTCGGCAGCAGAAATTCCGTCCTGCGGCGTGAGGTCAATCGTGTCGTAACCAGCGTATGAGCCAGTTGTGCTGTTTTGTGCGTAGATGAGAGGCTCAACAATTGATGTGCCACCCTCTTCTACGACTACCTTGCCCTTGGAATTCAAGTGGTCAAGAAGTACCCGCGAGGTGAAGATGTTATTCACCAATGTTGGGCGATAGTTTTGCAGTGTTGTTGACAACAGTGCGTTAAAGTCTGCGTTACCTGGCATGATTTTTTGCTCCTAATGAGTGTTGATGATGATGTGGTTACCCACCCTCAAGCGAGCGCGTTGCCTGCTCAAAGGCTTCCAAAACGGTTTTCGCGTGAGTAGATTGCGGTGCCGAGATTCCCTTGGATGTGCTTGAAGACGACACTATGTTCGCTCCACGCTTTGCATCAAGCCTTGCTTGCTCATCCACCAACTTTTTCTTGGTTGTCTGAGAAGCAGAGTAAATTTTGTCAAAAGCAATTTGTTTGAACACTGCTTCTAAGTCCGTTGACCCTTGTTGCATGGCTTTGAAAACAACATCATCCGCGTTGAAATCCTCACCGTACTTACTCACAAGAGAATCAATTGTCTTTGTCAAGTCATCTGTCGCTTTTTGATTTTCAAACGACGTCAGTCTTGCTGACAACTCCTTTAACTGCTTTTCCTGCGGGTCTAGCCACTCGTCCTCAACCAATACTTCTGGTTGGATAGACTGACCGTACTGCTGGTTGAGCAATCGCAGAGTATTCGCTGTGTCATTTTGCAGGGCTTCCTGCAATGTAACTGCGAACTCAACTGATTTTCTCTGGTCACTCAACGCTTGCGAATTACGTGTGTAACTCGCCTGTCGTTGATACCCCGCTAGGGCTTCTTTCAGTGGAACAGTGATTATCTCGCCATCAACTTGGAGCCGAACGAATCTCTCGTTGTGCTCTGAGGTGTCAAAAATATCCTGTTCCTCGGTTAGAGGCTCTATTGCTGCTTCGCCGTTATCATCAACTTGTCCATCTATCACGACGGGGTCAATCACTTCTGGTATTGCGTCTATTACATTACTCATTTTTGGAGTCCATGCCTTCGCTAGTTGTTCCAGGGAATTTATCCCTATACCTATAGCAAAGTCATTACCTAAACTGGTTGTTGACCCTGCATTTGGGCTAAAAGAGCCTGTAGAACCTCTGGTGGGAGCCCAGCCAACTCGGGTGGGAGACCTGCCGACTCAGGTGGAAGTCCACCCTGGTCTGGCGATGGAGCCATCTGTGGCGGGGAACCCTGTTGTTCTGCCCCCATCTGTTCCTCCATCATCATCTGTTGCATCAGTTCTGGTGGCATGTCGGGCGGTAAACCCCCCATATCCTGTGGGGTTTGCCCTTCTGTCGGTGGCTCTGGCGCTGGTGGTGCTTCCTGAAGGAAACTTTGTGGGTCTTTAATGCCGAATCCAATACTCAAAACATACTCAGCCAGTCTCGGCAAATTGACAAGCCCTGCTTCGGCAAACGGTTGTATTGCTGAGACCAACTGTAACGCCATGTCACGACGGAAAGCCTCGTTACGAGGGGCAGTTGACCCTGCTTCTACCGTAAAGTCAAACTCGCCACTGATGTAATCCTTGTCAAATGTCAACCAAACAGGTGACGCTTCGGTGCCCGCAATACGAACCGTTGCCTCGCCAGTGAGGTACTGCTGAGCCAACATGATGAGATTTGAAGCGCATTGGGCTATCCCGTTCTCAATGCTGACTAGTTTCTCGGAGATTCTCATATTGCTTGCTTCAGCGATAATTGATGCTTCGCGGGCGGTACGAGTCGTGTCTGGGATGGCACCGCGCTGGTATTCGGAAACACCCGACACACGGTCAATGTCACTGAGAATCAACGATGTCTGGTTGTAGAACTCTGGCGGGTTAATCAGCGCAGGCATTGGAACCACAACATTGGCTAAGTTCTCGGTGCCCTTGACTGGAACGATGACATTGTCGTCATCAGATGCCAGCATTTGTCGTCCGAAGTCATCAAACGCAGAATCAAGCGCCAACCACTTGCGTGAGTAACGCTTTCTGTGATTCATCATTTGGGTACGGGTTTCGTTCAACTCGTGCTGTAGCGGCTCAATTGCTTCCAGTTCGCCCATTGGATAGAAGAAGTTAGGAATGTCGTAGTTCCTCAACATGTAGAACGGGTGTCCGAAGACATACGGCATTTTCGTGGGCTTAATCAAGAACTTGTCGCCCGATTCGGCAAAAACACACATTTCCCCAGTATTGATGTCGTAGTACTCAAAAATATTGGCGTATGCGTCATCGGTATCGGTGCTGTCATTCCCTATACCAACGGCACCTATGTTGCCAGTCTTATCCCTGTACGATGTCGCGCTGACGCTTTGCCTTGCCGTGTAGTTATAGCGCTCGTCGGCTTTCACATCAACGAGCGGGCGGGTCACCCGTTGTGCAATCCAACGGGCATCGTTCATGTTGTCCGCGTCTGGGTCAACATACATATCAAATGGGTCAACCCGTTCAAGGAATGGGCGGTCTTCACGGATAATAAACGTGGACTCAACCTCTGATGTTGGTTCGTCTGGCGCTATTGCTTCGTCTGCGGTGTCTTGGATGTTATCCAGTTTCTCTTCCTCAACGAACCGATAACCAGTTTTTAGCCAACCGTGCCCTACGATTAGGTAGTCTTTGACGGCTCGTTGGAATTCTGTCTGACAGCCGTAATGTTGCCACCAATAGTTGATAATCGCCTCGGTAACAATGGCTTTATCACCATCATCGGGATTCCGTGGATTAACCATGATTTTTGGGCGACCTATAGAAATAGCCGGGGCAATCGTGTTAATCGTGGAAAACGAGATGTTTACAAGGAGTCGGTCGCCTGTGGCGTTCCCTCTGTATTGTCTGCCACGATACAAGTTGACCATGCGTTGCCATAGGTTGTCGTAACCTTGGTTTTTGCGGAAGTTTTGGGCGTAGTCAAGCCTGGAACGATAGTTCTTTAGCCTGTCAACATTACTCATCCTTGCCATCTATTTCTTTTTTTCTGCCGTCTTTGGTGGGCGTGTAGTTACCTTTTTACCAGCCTTCTCGGCGGCTAAGTATGCCTCTTTGACACCTTTGTCCGTATATGGATACTTTTTTCCGTTTACTTTTGGCATGATTATTTTCCTTTTCTCTTGGGTATCTTTAAGTGCCAATCAATGTGATTGTCAAGTTTCTTGTCTACTTTGTCAAGATTAGTCACAACTATGTTCAGTATTTCTCTAGATTCGGCGTGCTGGTCGGTGTTTTCTTTCCTAAGTCGCTGAACGACAATAACCAACGGTCCGCCGATTAGGGCGACGACAATGGGCAC